TTTAACTAAGTTAATTCTGTTAGTACCTATGCCTAAATTCTTTCTAGCCCAATGTGATTTACCTGGTATACAGTTTGGATCGTGTGCGTGTTCTACGTAAGCAGATAAGATATGTGGGTTATATTTTTTGATGTAATCCCAAAGTTTCTTGCCTTCAGCAAGCCAAGGCATTGAGTGCCAAAATCTAGGATTTTCGATTACTTTTGACCATCTTCCTTTGATGTCAGGATCGGCTGCCCATTTAGATATAGGCATTTTAACAGTTTTTTCTAATTGTTTTTCAAAGTCACAAAGGACTCCATCCATATCACAGTATATTCTTGGTAAATTAGGTTTCATAGTGTTTTCTTAACTATAATATACATCATTTACTAGCCCAAGTCAAGCAAAAAATTACTTAAAAAAGGCTAGTAAATTCAATGTTTAATGTTTGTAATCTACTTCTGGTTTTGTATCAACTGGTGTTTTTGCCTTATCTGTCATAGTTTTGTTCTTTTTTTGTTCTTCTTTATCATCTGATTCTTTTTTCATTTTATCTTTCATAAGTTTATAGGCAACACCAACTGTTAAAGGAACCTCACCTGTGTTAGGATTAGGTTCTGGCTTAACAGCTTTATGTTTTTCGTTTTCTAATTTTGTTTTTAATAAAGCAACTTGATCTTTTAATCTCTCAACTTCATTTTCTTTAGATTTTTTTTCTTCTTCTTTTTTTTGTTCAGCATCTACTTCAGTTGATATGTCATCTTTAGACGACTTCATATACTTAGATTTGTGTTTAACTTCTTCTAATTCTGTAGCAGAATTTGACCAAACACTATAGATAGCTTTCATCAAAGAATGTTGTTTAGCAGTTTGCTCATTCATTGTAGGATCTATTTCTTCTCTATAAACTTTTTTACCTTGTTTGTAAAGTTGTTTTGCTATTTGAGCATTTGGAGCATATACGTGATCTTTACCGTCTTTTGTATTAGAATTATCTATTCTAGCAAGAATTTGACCTCCATATTTTTTCATCATATATCTATCGTTATCATAAGCATCACTTTCTTTTTTTAATTTTGGCTCCGGATCAACAATATCTTTTTCACCTTTAGCATCTTTTTGTTTTTGATTTTGTTTATTAGTTACAAATGAGTGTGTTTCTTCTACTTCCTCTTTAGCATCTTCTTTTTTCTTAATAGCTTTTTGTAGAGCAGGTGGAAGTTTCTTTTGAGCAGTTGTTAATTCATCTACTTTTGATTCTTCAACTTCTTCTTTCTTTTCATCTTTTTCTATAGACTTAGCAATATCGTGTGCTTTTGTAATTGTAGATTTCTTTAAAGGCGGTTTATCGCCAGTCTTTTTCATCGCTTGTGCCATACCGACAGCATAAGGATTATCTACAGCTTCTTTTATTTCTTCATCTTTAGCTTTATACTTTGAATCTATTTTATTAAAAAATGCTTTTTTCTCTGCCGGTGTCATTGAACCAATGCCTTTACCAGCTTTATCTAATTCTTTTTTAAATATTTGTTGATATTCGCCTTCATTTACTTTTGAAGACATCTTGGCAGCTAATTCTTCTATACTGCCAGGTTTTGTGTGTAAGTATTTTGTCATTACTTTTTACTCCCTTTTACTTTGGCAGCCAAATCTGAATCAGCGCCTCCCCAAGTTCCTGAGGATTTAGTTACAAATGAATTGACTCTAGCAAGTGCCCATTGTTGTTGTGTCGCACCTGGTCGGTGACCACCTTTCCAAGCAGCCATTCCTCTATCATATACTTTCTTTAATATCGCATAAGGCATACCAGTTTTTTCTGCCTTATTTTTTACAGCTTTGATAGTTTCAAACGTAAGTTTAGCACCTTCGTTTACACTTTCTTTAAATCCAAGTTGTTGTAATCTTTTCTTTACCATTGGTCTAACGTCTGATACGTTTTTCTTTGAAGCAACATATAAGTCATCTAACAATTGATCGTCAAATACAAACGGCATTACTTTATCTTCAGCACCTTTAGCAGGTTGTGGCTTAGACATAAACTGTTTATAAGCAGATTTAGCTTTCATATATTCACTTGATGGTTGACCACTATATTTCATTAAGCCACCTATCATTGTACCCTCACTCATATAACCAGCTTTTAATGGTTTTAATTTATCAGCAGTAAAACCGTGTTTTGAAATTAGTCTAGCAACTGCTAAATCTGATACAAATGGTATATCAGCTTTCACAAATTTTTTTAACACATTAACATTGTAATCTATTTTAGATATTATTGACATTAACTTATGTGCCTGATCGCCAGATATTCTTCTACCTCTTAATGGCTCATATGCCTTTTTAACTTGTGCCACTTGAGCATCAGAAAATTCATTAAGTAAGTCTAAGTATAGGTCTTCATTACTTTCGCCTAAAATAGCTTTTACAGTTTTAACATCCATTTTTAATTCTTTAGCAATCTTATCAGCAGACGCACCTTGTTTTCTCATAGCATCTATATCTGACATTCTGCCCTCATCAATTTTTGGTTCAGGATCTACAATTTTCTTTTCACCTTTTTTAGGATCTTTGTAGGCAGCGTGTTTTTCTTTATTAATATCTGAAGTAGGATAATTATCTGCTTCTTTTAATTCTTCGTTATAATACTTTAATACTTTATAGACTTCAGGATCATCTGACAAACCTTTAGCAAGTTTTTCTATTTCTTTAGCAGCACCTGTCATATTGTTTGCCATTTTTTTAGCAATCTCTTTTGCTTTTTGTTTTAGCGATGATGAAAAACCTTCTTCTAATTCTTCGTTTTGTTTCATATCAGGATTATACATTAAATAATCTGATACTGAATTAATGTAATCTTTTGCTTTTGTAATTTTAGATTGTACCCACGCCTCTAAAGGATTGCCTTCATCTGATTTACCTTGTAACATTGAAGCAAGTTGAGTTGCCTTATCAGCAATAGCTTCTAGTTCACCTCTTGCCATAGAAACTTCGTGGTCGTTGTCATCTTGTTCTTTAATTATTTCTTCTCTAATTCTTACATAAAATCTATTATTAAATGGAGATTGATAAGCGTCTGCCTCTACACCTTTGTGTTGTGTCATTAATGACTTAGCGGCATTATCAGCTTGTGTTCTATTTGAAAATACTTTATCTAAAACTTTAGCGCCGTTTCGAAGTTTGATAGTTTTCATTTGTTCTATCAGTCTAACTTCATTTAATAAATCTGAAAATGTTTGTCTATATCTACTCATTATAATGCTCCTAAAATATCTGACCAGTTTGACACTTTTCTTTTGACCATATCATACATAGTTTTTTCTATTCTTTGTCTAAGTTGAACAGTATCTCCTTGATGAGCAGAATAAAATTTAGTATGTACATAATCTAAACTTTTATAAAAGTCAGCAAGTTGTTTATCTTTTAAAATTCTATCAGCAATATATCTTCTTGCTTCAAAGTGTTGGTTGGCGTTTGTTTTAGCTTCGATATATTGAATATCTTGCTTAGAAGCGACAGCTTCATTAATTTCTTGTTTAAATTCTTTTAAAGTTTTAGTCATTTTCTTTTATCTCTATTACAAGTTTCCCTTTTCCTTTGTGTATTCTATGATACACTAGTTTTTTAATTTCATACTCTTGTCCCATTAACAACGGTATGGGTAACTCATTATCCATTTGTAACTTCCAATCTTTACTTTCAATCACTTTTATTGTTCGGTCTTTTTTATCTCTATGCCAAACAAGTTCTTCATTATCAACATCATCAAAAAAAGTTCTATAATGTTTTTTGCCTTCAAACAAATCATACTGTACATTATCAATATAAGGCTTCATCTTACCAGAAGAAATTACCTCCACTGCCAAGACCTAAACTTTTAGCATATCTTGGCAAGTTACAAGCCCAATATGCTGGTTTAGTTCTATCTTTTTGCTGACTACATTGATGTCGAGCAGCAAAACTCTTTCGTGCTTTAGGATCATCAAGTTTAACTTTTAATCCTGTTGTATCACCCCAAGTAACTTTTTTAATTTTGTCACCATCACGTACAAACACGTAAAACTTTTTTGGTCCACCTCTTTTTGGTTTATTTAAAGGCGGATCTTTTTTTTCTTCTTCGGCAATAGGTATGTCTAATGGCACTTGTTTGCCTTCAAACATATCAAATTGACCAATGTCTGTTTCTAATAACTGTTTATCCCAATCAGATAAATCAGATAAGACACCTTCATTGTACAAATCTCTGGCTTCTCTAAACAATCTATAAAATTCTTCACTATGAAGTCTATAGATGTTGTGTGCTAGAGGTATGTTGTTCTCTATATGATAGTGTACTGATTCTGATATTTTGTCTTTATAATCTTTAAAACTCAATAACATTACAGTTTCTCCATCATTGTCTTCACAACTTCATCTAACTTGGTACGCCATTCTTCTTTGTACCTTTCCTTATATTTATCTATTACGGCATCCGACAATGCCCATTCTTCTATATCTTTTTTGTTTACATTATCTGTAGGATAACCACGTTTTTTAGCATCTACAGCTTTACCATCTGGTGTTTGACCAGGTGTAATTTCTTTTGTATGATTAGCATAATCAGCCCCAATTTCATACGCTTCAGGTACACAATTAGGTACCTGTTTTCCATTTTTATTTTTCATTCCAACTTGTTTATAACCTTTCCAACAAGCATCAGATAATTCTTTTTTCAATTCACCAAACATCTTCTTATATTTCTGTGTGTGTTTTGATGGTTTTGTTTTTGCCTTTTCATCTCCAGGCGCAGGTTTATAACCTGGTTTTGTAGTATCTTGTTTTTTAAAGAAATCTGCTCTTGCCTTTTTCGTTGACTTTGATAAGTCTTTATAATATTTCTTCGGTTGTGTTCCTTTTTTATCTGGTCCCACTTGTTTATCTTGTGGTAATTTTCTTGTATGACCGTCATCTTTCTTTTCATCAATTGAAGACACGGCTTCAAATCCATAATCTACGTCTAAATTAAACTCTCTCACTTCGACCTCCCTATCGGCAGCTATAGGAATACAATCCCATATCCAAGCCTTGTGTAGATTGTTATTATTGTCTTCTACGACAATATAATTTGTTGATCTTCGAACAACTTTACCTTGTATATCTTCTTTCACATAATCAACTTGATCTCCAATATTAAATATCATCTCTCTAACATATAAATCTCTTATTTGCTGTTGTTCAAATTCTTCTAAAGATGCTATTGGTTTCGCACCTGATACGTGAGCAAGACCACCGTAAGCGGCAGCCAAGTTCATTCCTTTTCTAACATCTTTCATTAGACTATCAATCTGTCTAAATCCAGATGGTACTCCTTTTGAAAATGATTTAACATCTCCTTTTGAAGCGGCATCTCTCAT